ACAACTACGGTTGTTTTAGCAGTGTCGGTTCTGGCATTGCTGGTAACTACTCGCTAAGTACTACTAACCTATTTAACTAATTGAAAATGAATGCAGAAAATGCATTATTGATGAGAGTTAAACAATATCATATAACCAATGAAGAATTAACCGTAAATTTATAGAGAGATGAGAGAAATAACTATATATCAATTTCAGTTAGAAGAAATAATAGATGCATTAAGAATGACGTCTAATTTACATGATTCTAGTTTAGGTAAAACTTGTTTTGATAGAACTGTAAGACAAGCAAAACAATATGCCGAAAATGCCTTAAATGGAAATAAAGATACAAAAGTAAAATATATGTAAAATATAGCCCGAATATAATAGTTTTACAAAAGCTATAAGATATTATTCAACTGCTGAAATGCATCTGGTTAACCAATTAAGGCTTAATCTTACTAGCTAAATTAGCAGATTCAACTAATACAGCACCGATAGCTATACCATGCTTTAACCCTTTAAAATAGCCTTTACGTTTAACTTTAGGTAATGTATCAATTAATGCTACTATCCTAGCCGAATCAATCGTTATATGGCTTTGTTTTAATTCTACTTTATGATTTAATGTAGCAATAGTTAAACTATCATTTACTAACCGTTTCTGATTATTAGCGATTATACTATCATTTAAATCGTTTAAATCTCCAAACGCATTATAAAGCATTATAAGGCTACTTTGACATGAAGTGTCAGCTATTATCAAACTATCATATTTAGTCTTGTAACGAATAACTAAAATAGGTTTACGAGCCATTAAACTGTCAATAATATGTGCCAAATACCTATCATGCTTTTTTGTTAGTGCTAAGATGTTGTTATCTACGTTTTCAGCATGGTAAATAGTATCATGATTAGTAGGTTCAACTTTAGCTGTTGAGCATGATTTAGGACACAAAATAATAGCTATAATTATTAATGGTATAGCTAGTAATAAGTATTTGTATTTAAGAAGGGTTTTCATCTTTAATCTTTTATAAACTCACCCGTACTAATACACATTTTACCTTCTACTAATTCCGCACCATTTGAAGTTATAATTATGCTTGTATGTGGGTTATGATTTTCTGCTAAATACTTAATCATTAATTTAGCAATTTCTTCAAACATTAACTGTTTGGTGTCTATTTCTATGTTTATTTTATTGCTCATCTGTTTTATCAATTACTTTAGATGCTTTTCCCATAGTCCAAATTAATAAAGATTGCCCCATGTAACCAATGGCTACAAATCCAACTCCTAACCATTTGCCGATTTGTTCGAGTTGTTGAATTTCTGCTTTTACTAAAATACAGACAAATACGACAATAGATGAAATAATAATACTAAATACTTCTAATTTTAAGTATTGTAGAATGTTTAATGAGCCTTTAGATGCTCTGTTTAACTTGTTTAACTCAACAAGGTTATGCAATAATACTCCTAGAATACCTAATGCAAAAAGTGTAAAATTTGTGTAGTTCATCATGTTTGTTTTTAAGGTTTATATAAAATCTTTAGTTTCCATTAATGTTGTAGTGAACTTATCGCCATACATCGGTACGTGTTCTCTAACTATTGGTAAAATCTTTTTCCATTCAGGCTCAGAAGATCCCATACAACCCTCTGACCAATTATTTACTAATCCACTTCCATAAGTTCCATTGTTACTCATTCTATGCCAATGTGTAAAAAATACTTTTTGGTTTTGCAATTGAACTCTATCAATTACTAAATCTTTATCCCCATCTCTCCAATAATCCAAAGGTTTTATTTGTCTGAAATATGGATAACTTGAAAACTCTTTTGTAGTGTCTTTAAATTGATGAGTGTTTAAATATTGATTTGGTATAATAACAGCCGTTCCAGTTATTCCCTCAACTGTTCGAGGTGCTAAAAATGCGCCATTTGTTCCTGCTTTAGTGGTTGCTGGTATAGTTAATACTTGTAAGTTATAGCAAATATGTAAAAAGTCGGTAAACTTGTTAGTTATATTATCACTTGTACGTTCCCAAATGAAGTTTACAAAATTAGGACGTTTATTAAAAACATATCCTTTTGATAGTACTGATTTTTCTATTTGCTCAAATGTTCTCATTTCTCAGTTTCAAATTCTATTCCATTAGGCAAAATAGCCTCACGTCTTACATTCATAACTATTTTATTATGCTTGTCATTACAACAATCTTTTAACTCCGTTAATTGATATTGTAAATGCTCAATTTCGTAACGTTTTTCAGTTCCTAATTCCCTTATATCAGAAGATTGTTTATAGTAAAAACCAGACAATGTAAATAGTAACATTGCATATTTAATACCATTTTCAATAGTTAATATCTCTTTAGCCATTTACTTAACATTTAAAGTGTAACCTTCTCTAATTGTAGTTTTTTCGCTACCATCAGATTTACTATAGTATTCTATAATTTCTTCTACACCATCAATATAATAAACTATGTTTATATCTCCAGTATTGCTGTTTATAAATTCGTATGTTTTCATATTTTAATATCCGTAAATTTTAACTCTTATTGTTGTTGATGTTGGATTAGTAGCCCATGTTGGTGTTAGCATTTTTAATTCATAATCAGTACCACTTGTGCCAGTTAAATTTAAACCAGAATAAGTAAATACTTTTGTAGAACTAGCCCCAATAGTACTCATATCCATCGATGTAGTAATTGTTTGGTCGGTAGTTGCAGAAGCTCTTAAATAAAAAGATACACTTTCGTTTGTTGGATTAGTTACTTGTTTTACTGTTATTAATACTCTAGTTATAGTAACATTTTCATTGAATTGGAATTTATAAATACTTTGAGATGTTTGAGGAACCGCATCTGGATACTCTCCAAAATAATAATTTTGTGCATCTGCTGGATTAGTAATAGCAAAACCACCAATCATTAACAATCTTTCTTTTGTACTACTTAGTTTAGAATCTAATTGAGTTTGAACGCTACTTGTAACACCGGCTAAATAAGTTAATTCTGTTGTAGTAGTTGACGAACTAATTAACTGTTTTGAAGCATTAAAAATAGGTACTGTAGAAGCTGTTGCATAGCTATAAGTTGATGAAGTACTAAATGTAGGGCTTGTTATTGTTGGGCTTGATGTACTAGCTAAACCAGCAGTTTGTGTAGTTGCTGCAACCGTATAACTCAATCCACTTGTTGTAACACTCATATTACTTCCTGCTGTAATAGTAGGACTTGCAGCACTTACGGTATAAGCAGGAGCCGAACCGCTTACACTTACGTTTGTTCCTGCTGTTATTGTTGTAGTTGAACCAGTGCCAGTAGCTGTTAATGTACCACTTGATAAACTTAATCCGTTTCCCAATGTTATTGATGCTAAATTTTTACTACCATCTGAATAAATAAGTGAATTTGCTGTTGTATTATCTAAATTTAGATTTTGATATATTTTTATATCTCCATTATCTTTTATTAATAATCTTCTTAATCCACTTGTAAACATAGATATTACACCATGCCCCGTTTGATTTGATGCAATGTTTAAAGAGCTTAAAGGAGTAACCCCATCAATAGTAGCAGATGTATTTAAACCAATTCCAAAAAAATTACTGCCATCATCGTATAATTTTATGTGACTGGCTTGTTGAGAAGCTGTTGGAGTAGTTAAAGGATTTGGATAATAACCTTTCCAGTTTAAATCATTATTTCCTTTCATTAATAATTGACTATTAAGCCCGTAAGTTGAACTAAATCCTAAATCTCCATTATTTACAGATAAATTAGCATCAACATTTACTATAGAAGATGAATAATGAATAGGACTATCCGATAAACTTGTACTACTAACTGCTATTGGAATATAATTTGATGTTAGTGAATTTGTAAGTGCTAAATATTGTATAGTATTACCATCATTTTTCCATACTGGATTACCACTTGCATCTGCTCCTAATGAACTTTCAGAAGTTGCTGCTGTTATGTTAGCTGATTGATGTTTTAATCCAATATGACCATTCCCAGCAGTTCCTTTTACATTAAATGTTTTAGCGTTTAATCCATAATTTCCTAAATCAACATCTGATGTTGCACCAGTATAAGGAACTAAATTTGTAGTATTTGTAGAAATAGTAACCGTATTTCCCCTTGATATACTTAAACTATTTCCACTTACTGTTAATGTTTGCTCTGGTACAAATCCTAATGTACCAGCTGTATTTGTTATAACAGTTTGACCAGCTCCAGCCGTTGCAGTTTCAATAGCTTTTAATTTTAATAGAGTTTGACTATACCCAAACGAACTAATTAATAGTAATATTGATAGTATTTTTTTCATTATATGTGTGTATTTAAAATTTGAAATAAATCCCCTGCTGCTGCTTCCGCTAATGTTATTGTTACTCCAGAAATAGAAAAATCTGCATTGTATGATCCAACTGAAATTCCGTTTAATAATTGACCGTTTTTAAAAACTAATGGAGGAACTAGGGGCGTATTGGCTAGGGTTATTGTTGTGCCAGTAACATCAAATCGTTCATTTGTTATCGTATAACCTCCGAATATAGCAGCTAACTGAGCCCTAGTTACATTATAGTAAACTCCAGTAGATACATCTTGTAATAAAAATAAATCGCCTAGTGCTGGCGTTGGTTTATTTGTAAAATCCGATATTTTTTTATTACCACTCATTTTAATAAATTAATTTACTCACTCCATCCCAAATTACAAACTCTCCATCCCATACAAATCCTAATTCAGATTTTTGTAAAGTTCCAAAAATATAACCTTTTTTAGCTATAGCAGAAACAGTATAATCTTGAATAGATTTGTTTGCGTTAAAGTTAATTTCTTTAAGGGAAACATCAATATCATTTATGCTAACTAAATTAGAATTTTCTTGTATCATTGAAACTAATTTATCTAAGTTTCCATAATTCATTACGCATAAATCAAAAGTCGATTGTCCATCTTTGCCTTTTACAACATAATCGGGATTTGTTTTCGGCACATCTAATTGCAACTGAATAGTTTTATCCTGCACATAAGAGTCGTTATAAATAAGTGTTTCTAATGTAAGAACAGAGATTAACGATTTATTAGATGGTGATAATAAACCCATAACTATATTATCCATACCTAGCAGCACTAGATTAGAAACATCAAAAATACTCTGACCGCTATTTACTTTATAATCTAACTCCATCTGCTACTCCTGTTACCTTATTGTCTTTATCTATTGATAAGTTCACGAATATATTTGAGCATCCGTCTGCTTGTAATTGAATTTTAGCATTTTGGTTTAATACCGTTGAAGTTGCTCGTGAGTTTACGAACTTCATAGCGTTATATCCCACTAATGGGTATTCTTTCCAATCTCCTGTATTAGATGCCATGATATCGTAATTATGTCGCTGGTCCGAACCGCCAATAACAAAATCGCCATCTCTTATTAATAAATCCCCATCGGAATCGCAAAGTAAATCTAATGCTGCCATGTTTAATGTTTTATTTTAGTATCCTCGTAATCTGTTTTATTAAAGCTATTCAAAGGAACCACAGTATAAGTTCCACCTAAACTAGCTATTGCTGCTGATATTGCTGCTAATTGAGTATTTAAAGCAGTTATCATTGCGTTTTGTTTTGCTGTATATTCAACAATTTTCATTAACCCCTCAGTTCCGCTATTGAATATAAACCCATTCTCATCAAATGTATAAGAATTATTTTCATCGATATAGCAAACAGTTTTAGTTATATCCTCACAGGCAATCATATAAGCCGAATTATCTGGCATTAATGCAATAAGAATATCACTACCAACAGCAGGAAATAATGTAAATCCATCGTTAGAAGCTGAGTTTAAATTCACGCCAGTAATTGATTGACAAGCATCCCCTAATGTTATATCAACATCGCAAGTTTTGTCATTAACAGCTGTAACAGTTCCCATGACTATTTGAGCTTTTTTAATGCCATCAACACCTGCTATTTTTCTAATAGCGTAAATTATATCTCTGTTACTATAGTCCATTTTTCTGAAAAGCCTCTAATTGATCTGGAGCCAAACCATCAACTCGAATATCGAGAGTAATTGTTTGACGACCTCCGTTAACGCCTGCATTATATTTTACTTCTTTTACCAAATAAGTTCCGTTACGCTCTGGTAATACGTCATCAATTAATTGTACTGTATCACCATGCTTAACATGGGGCATACAAAAGGTCGTAAATGAACCTCTAAATCCCTCGTATCTTAAATACGGCAACTTTGCTTCGGCTGCCTTTTTTAATTCGCTTTCGTTTAAATCTGCAAAGAATAGCGTTCTTATTTCGCCGTCTTTATCTCCAACACTTACTTTTATTTCTTTATGTCTACTTTTGAATGTACCGTTTGAATTTTTAGTATCTAATGTTATTTTATTTATTGATTTTGCAACAACTCCGATACGCATATCATCTGCACGAGTGTAAACCAAGTTATCACTAATAATATTTTTCTGAAAATGAAATTGGTGATTTATTTTCTCATCGAAATAATAACGAATAACTCCCCAGTGAAGTGATGAACCTCTAAAAAACGATTGTAAGTTATACGGCTGTTTTCTTAATTCATCCAGTACTTGAGCCATTGTTACATTATAAGTAATAAATTTACCTAATTTAGTTGTATAATTATCCTTGTTCAATAAAGTAAATGTTTTCACGTCAGAAAATGTACTTTTAGTCAACATTTCTTGAAGCATTTGTTCAACACTATATTGTTCGGAAGTCCATTCTTTGTTCTCAACTAATGTTTGCTTTAATGCGTACATATTATCTTCGCATTCTAATTCGAGTGGGGTTTTGTTGTTTATTTTTGTAATGTATCCCTCAAAACGAGTGGCCATATTCTCAACAATAATACCTCTATTGAAAGTAGTTGGTGAAGTGGTTTTAAAATCACTATAACCAAATTCTACCTTTATTTTATCGCCTCTTAATATTAATGGTGCTTTTGTAGGATTACCGTAAACTTGCATTTTATCCCAAGTTGTTTTTTCTCCAGTACTCGCATCTTTAAAATAAATTCTACGAGGCATTATTATTGTCATTGTATCGGTAAGATTGGCCCATGTAGAATTAATGGTAATGTCGTTACCAAAATTAAATACAAAAAACTTATTCCTATCAGGATAGTTAGTTGTAGCTACTTGAGTTATTGTTACTTTTACTATTAAACCGTGCATTTATTTTTGTTGTTGTATCAATATTTCTACAGGATAATCAGACAATGCGTTAATCTCAAATGATTGCTGAGAGTATCGTCCTTCCTCTTGTTTCAAATCGAAGTCTAATATAACAATTTCATCTATATTAAATCGCTCATTAAGATACTTAGAATAAATTTTCATTGACTGATTATAAGTCAAAAATTGCAGTAAATTATCAACAGCATCAACAGGATATTGTCCTCTTTGTCCTGCAATAACACCCTTAATGTTTATTGAGTAATCACCCATTCCAACATATTCCTTTATTGTTCCATCTCTACCGTTGATAGGTGTTTTAATGATATTCTTAACTTGATTAACGCTAAACAATACCGTATCTATTGGATAAATATGCGTAACTTCAACATTATTATCAAGTGTAATATTATCGAACTGCAAATCACTAAATACAGGAGTGCTCAATGTTCTGTTTTGAAAACGAGTTTTTAATGGCTCATCTTCAATAGTTGGTTTTATTCGTCCTCTGTATATTTGTGTCGATACAGCACTTAAACCGAATGTTTTTATAATTAATTCTGGGTTAACTCCGCTTATCATACTATGTGTATTTTAAATTTGAAATATCATTTACTGCACTAATCAATACTTTTGCAACTTGCTCAGGTGTCATTTTCAGAGCCTCCGCAGCTGAGTTGAACGTATTTTTATATTCTCGCACTAAATTTTCGATGTTAATATTTACTTGAGTTGGACGATTTGCAGCTGCTACTTTTTCTAATGACGATACGCCTTTTCCTTCTCTGCCATCGCCACCATCTTCTGCTTTTCCTTTGCCTGATTTTCTTAATTCTTTTATCGATGAGAGAGCATCTTTTATTAACGCCACTTCACGAAGATATTGTTTCCCATCTGGTCCTTGAACTCCAGTATTGGAAGCGATGTTAGATTTCATTGCATATTCTTTTGAAATCTTACTCAAGTAATTATTTAAACCAGCCTCAACTTGTTTGCTTTCTAATTCTCCTCCTTGAGCTCTATCAACTTGAGTGTCTAAATTATTTTTCAATGCAGCTAATTTTCCAAATTGTCCAGCTGCCATTGATTTCTCCATAAAAGAATAACCTAAACCCTCTTTGTTTAAAGTTTTAGTTATCTGATTTGATTTTAATAATGACGCATTCAATTCATCCATGTAAGGCAATAGTCCACGAATAGAGTCCTTTAATGTATCCGCAAATGTTTCTCCAATATTAGATTTTAATGTTTCGATAGTGTCATCTAAGTTTGAGCGAAGTCCAGATAATGTATTTGAAGCATTCTCTAATCCTTTATAAAACATTCCGCCTTCTTGTCTTGCATCTGATAAAGCCTTTGTTAAGTCTTTATATGAAATATCCATTTTCTTAATCTCAGAAATTGGTTTTTTCATCGACTTAGCCAACATATCGTAAATAGGAATATTAGCGTACATGAACTGCTTAACGTCTAGTGCACTTGCTTTTCCTATTGATTTAATCTGAGCTAAGTTTACTGACATTCGGCTTAACTCATCACTACCTCCACCAGTTGAAGCGATGGCATTACCTAAATCTAATATTGATTTTCTTGCCCCTGCTGCACTTTCTCCAGCGCCAATAAGCATTGAGTTACCTTGAATTAAGGAACCTAAATCAAATGGCGTTTTAGCAGCGTCTTTTCTTAAATTAATTATATCAAGCTCTGCTGCTTTTCTACTGCCTAATAATGTGGTTAATCGAGCCTCGTACCCTTCCGTTCTTTGGTATGCTTCTACAGAGTCAACAGCAAACTGTTTAACTGCACCAGCTCCTTGTTGAATAGCATTTGTTAATAGATTGGCACTTAAAAAAGAACCCATCATTGACTTTTGCATGCCTCCTCCAACGTTCTGTCCACCAATAGCTCCACCGTTACCAATATTTTTTAAGGTATTATCTAACTTAGCAGCTTCGTCTTGGATTTTTTTTAATTGTCCAGTCAGTAAGTCTTTTAACTCGGCTGTTATTTCTATTTTATCCTTGCCAACCATGTGCGGTGTTTTTTAGTGCGTAGTTTAATCTTGCTCTGTTTCTTGCAAATTTATTGTCGTCCCAATTATCAGGATCTTCCCTAAAGTAAAAATGCAATAGGGCAGTATCCCGACCTATTGCATTCTCATCATTTAAAGATTTTTCTTCTTTCTCTATAAGGTCGTATAAAGACTTTTTTTTACACTCACTAGCGATTGCAACAATGGAATAATTCCCATGAACAATGCTGTATCCTTAGCGTATGTATCCATATCTGAAACCTCCGCAATACAAGCATCATAAAAAATAATCTCACAAGCCTTAACAACATCCCTGTCAATTTCAGCCATTGCAATTCCTAAAGCCATACGGCTAGGCTCACGGAAAAATACTACTAAATCACCATGAGATGCTGACTTAATCGCTCCAAGCTCTTTTGCTTTTATCTTTCTATCTTCCATAATTATAAAGTGATTTTACCAGCCCAAATAAATGGAATATCAATAGTTAAAGAAGTATCGCCTTGATTTGCGTTTAAATTATCTTCCATGAAACGTACATTACGCAATGTTTCAGTTAATACAGGAACTTGCGCTCCTGTTTGAAAATCAGCAAATGCAATAGTCCAATCGAATGGTGCTATTTGAAAAGGATCTTTGTTTGGAGCTGCATTAATTACTGATTGCCACCAATCTTTGTAAACAGTTATCTTCCCTTCATAAGTAATGTTACCGTAACCAGCAGATACAGGCTCTTGCCCCCATCCGTAGTTATTGTCCGTTACTTGTTTACGAGAGTAACTAATTGCTTTGATTCCGATTACAGGAACACCAAATGCAATGTTTGTTAAGTTTGCCCATGAGTAATTAACTCCGTTTATTAATACTGCCATATCTTATTACATTGAGGCCACGTAGCCGATTGTTATGTTTATTTCTTCTGCAATTCCAATAGGAACTAATTTGATTGTGATAGGAACTTTACCGGTTGCCGAAACAACTTCTGTTTCACTTACAATAACTCCACCTACAGCGATTGGATCAACACTTAAATCACCATCAATGAACATTTGAGTTAAAGGATAGCCAGCTGCACTTTGGAATGCTGCAATAGCTTGCTTAGACATTGTTCCGTTAGCGTTAAGTGTAATTCTACTGTTTAATAAAGGTAAGATTGAAGCGTAAACGTTTCTAACCGCTTTATTAATAGTTTTGTTATGCTCGATTTTTCTGTAATCACTTGCAGGAGTTACAGCGCAAATTGAATTGCTCAAATAAGTTCCTGTAGCGTTTGCAAATTTTCTCAAGAAAATGTAACCGTAATCATTTAATTGATCTCTCAATCCTACCGCTGTATTTTCCCAAGTAACCAAGTTTAAAAACTCGATTAACTCGCACTCAGTTCCATCGGAAACGTTAAATGCACCAACCTCAGCTAAAGATTGAGAAGGAGCGCAAGCCGCCTCGATACCTAAAGCTAAACCAATGCATCCGTTTACTTGGATTTGAGTTCTTGCAACCTCTAAACCAACACCAGAAGCAGATTGAGCCGTAATAAAAGAAACTCCATCATCAGATAAAGTACTTAAATTAGTCAACGAACCTAATGCTGTTGCGCTGTTATCAGCAATTACAAAAAACTCAGCAGGTGTGTATAAAGCAAATAACGCTGTGCGCGCTGTTTTTACAGCGTCTAAAATAGAAGTTGCAAAAGTACGTCCATTGGCTAAAATAGCAATTTGACGAGCTTGCCCGTTCCATGCTGCACATACAGAAGCAATATCAGATTTTAATTGAGTATTGAATGCTGTGATGTTATTTGCTGAGTCATCAAATTTAATTGAGAAATACAAAGGAGCAGAAGTTGTTTGGTATAAAGCACCTCTGAAATACTCAGAGATTTGATAATGCCAAATTTTTAACCATGATTTTGTCCCACCGCTAAAAGTACCAGCTGTAACTGCTACAGTTCCAGTAATTGTGTAAACAATAGATTTTGCATTAGGGTATACACCTAATTTCTTTGGAGCTGTAACTGTATAGGCACCAGATGTTCCAACTACCGCTGTAAATCCGTGAATATAAGAACTAGCGTTAATCGCTGCAACTAAAGACGTTGCTAATAATGTTACTGTCGAATCTCCTGATACAACTGTATAGTTACATAATTCAATAACAGTACCGTCATAAGAAGTGAAAGTAGGAACAACAATATCTCCAGCAGCACCTTTGTTTGTAACCGTTTCAATTACGCTTGCTCCTGTAGCTTCTGCACAAGTATCAACGATACCATCTGCCTCAGCGTCAACAATAGAGTTATAAACTTTATCCCCGATAGTAGCATAAGGTGTAATAGCTGCACTTTCTTTGTAATATGCAATCATTGACGAGTAACTGTCAAATGATTGAGGAGAGCGACCTAAACCGCCCTTGCCAAGTGTGAATGATACTTTAGGTAATCCCATTATTTCTTAATTTTTTTAGTTACTGTGTTTTCCAATTTTACATCGTTTAAGATAACATCTCTTTCAACAACCTCAACAATTAAAGTTTCTTTTACTGGTTCTCCGTTTACCATCGTACCAAAAAGAGCGTCTTTGTATTTAGCTGGCGATAGAAAATATTTACCATCCTTTGTAAAATACAACTTGTCAATATGCGTATGCTCACTAACAAGTTGTTTTATTTCTTCGCTATACATAAGCCTATGGTTGAACTACTCGTGACTCCTCAATCCATTTTGTGCCATTAAATCTAAATCGCATGATAAGAGATTTATTTGCTGCTAACGCTACGGCTGCGGATGCTGTACTAAGAATATACTGAGATCCACCGAATTTAATTTTGCCTGCGCCAGTTCCTTTACTAATCATAAATGTAACTACATCTCCAAGTTTATAATTTCCTGTAGTACTTGAAAATTTATAGCAAACCGAGTCAGTTAAGTTGGTCATAACTGTTCCTGTTTTCATGCAAACTAATGTTTCGTAAGCATTTGGAGCTAACAAGATTGTATCAAGAGTTGCAGAAGTTACATCAGTTGTTGTTACTACTGCGTAAGTTAATCCACGTCCTGTGTTGTCAGCGTTTTTGGTCGTTCCAAAACGAGGAGCTGTGATTTGAGCCGATACTGTGAAAGTAAAAGCTAATAAGAATAAAAAGATTAAGTTTTTCATAATGTTTGTTTATTTGGTTTTTAAATCCCCTAACTTTCGCTAGGGGATGGTGTAATTAATTTAATTAAGATGCAATGAACGAGTTTGATGTTAAAGTCGTACAGATAAACACTTTGTTAGCGAAACCGTATTGTACGTCCATCTTCATTAACATTTTTACGAAGAATAACTCTGAGTTATTTTGTAAACGCATTAATTGGAATTGCTCATCTAATACAGAGTTTAATCCTAACCATAAGTTTCCATCTGTAGAAGGTAAAGCCTCAGTAAATACGATTGTATTATCTGGCATACCTGCTAATTCCATAACTTCAAACCCTTTGTATTTACGGATACCTTTTTCAGTTGTATCGTTATTTTTGTAAGTTTGAGTAGTTAAGAAATCTTCCCAGATTAAACCTGTGTTAACAGATACTAGGAATTTCATTCTCTCGTAACGCTTAGGATTAGCAATTAACGCCTTGTTATTTTGCGCTGCTGCCGTGTATAAATCTAACATGAAAGTTCCAATGTTAGAAGTTGTAATTGTTGCAGCTCCAGAAGTTTTGTAAACATCTGTATCAGCGATTAATTTTTTCATTAATCCATCAAAGAACTGTAATTGGTAACGAGAATCAGTTTTAGGAACTGCTGGGTTATTAGCGTAGTTCGTAGAACCCATCCAAATACCATTTTCAGCTTGCTCTAAAGCACGTCCTACAACCATTGCAGTTAAGTAGTTCTCAAAAGTTGAAGGCAACTCACGAGCTAACAATGTTGGACTTAATTTTTCAGCTTCCCAATGAGCTTCTAAATCACGAGGATTGAACTCTTGGTAAACCATCATATCAGCTGGCTCTAACACACGGCCATCAACCGTAATATCTCCACCGCTTTCAGCAGGTGTAGCCTGACGAGGTTGAAAAGGAGATGTAAAGTTAATTCTACCGATAGTATGTTTTTTCTTGATACCATCTTGTACGAATAACGCTCCTTTATTAACGGAATCCATACCGAATAATGCAGGTAAAATAAAGTACGAACCAAATGTACCTGCGTATGTGGTGTCGTTAATTACTAATGAATCGTTTGCCATGTTGTTTTGTTTTTATGTGTTATTTTTATTTTTTATTTTTAACTTCCACTAATTTAGCAACCATTCTCTTAGCTAAGTAAGCAGAAGGATTAGTAATATCGATACTTGGTGCTAAGCTAGAGTCAGAAGCAGCAGCGTTAGCGGCAGCTTTACCAAAATCAGGAGATTTTTTGTTTACTGGTAATGCTTCAATTACCTTAGTAGCATTTTCTAAATTAGCTTTAGCCATCACTTTGTAGGCATCAATAATTGTTGCTTCATTAGCGATTTTACCAGCTGTTACAGCTCCATCAACTAAAGCAGTAACTTTGTTTTCTAACTCGGTAGCTTCTTTGGCAGCATCAGCGTCCTCGATTTCTTTAACTTTAGCAGTTAACTCGGCAACTTTGTTTTTAGCTTCGATTAATTCCGCTTCAACAGTTGTTAATTTGTCTGTAGCCGTTTTGTTAGCTATCACTAAATTTTCGATAGCAGCAACAGCAGAATCCTCAACGCCATTAACAGCAGGATCTAAATTTAATTTGTTATAAACTTTATTCATTTTTTTTGGTTTTATTGTTTGTATGATATTTGAATACTCTTTTAATGCAGTTAACGTGTTTTCAACAGATATTTTACGAGCCTTATTAAATGAGTCTAAATACTCCACTTCATCACATAAGCCTAAATTTTTACAATCTTGCGCATTCAACCATGTTGTAACATTCATCATTCCTTGTACCTTTTCAGAAGTCAAGCCAGAGCGAGAGCAAATCATAGTAACAATAGAGTTAGTAAAAACTCTTAAACTATCGCTTTCCTCGTCAGGGTTACTTGGATTAAAAGGATTATGCATCATTAAATTTGTGCCATCCATCATGCAACGTTTACGACCAGCTTGAAAAATAAAACCTGCCGAACTTGCAACTAATCCTACACAGTATGTATCAACTTTTGTTTTAGTTCTTAAAATTGTGTTATAGATTTGTTGAGCATCTAAAACGGAACCACCAACAGAGTTCATCCATACTTGAACACGAGATTTACCTAAAGTATCAAGGAACATTAATTCTCTACAGAATTGGTCCGCCATTACGCCACGTCCATCGGTAGAACTGTATCCAATGTGGCTATCAATAAGCATTATTGGTTCTTCTGAGTCTGGATTTAATGTGTATTCGTAATTCACGAGATAAAATTAAGGAAGAAAATCAAAAAACGTTTGTTGTTGTGCTAACTAATTAATATATTTGTTTCCATGACAAGACAAGTTGTAATCGACACCAACAAAAGACGCTTATTATGCTATCCAAGCGAGAGAAACGCATCTATCTTTATAGCTATGTGTTTCAAGCAAAAGAAAAGGAAAGCAACATTGATGCACGAAATGTTTAAAGGTTTTATAAATCAATTAACCGATGAGCAAAAAACGAAATATCTGGAGTTGTATAAAACACTAACGCCAGAGCAAATAAAGAATGTTGGATATAATAACGATGACGATGAGTGTTAAGAGAAAACTTAAAAAAGATTTAGAGGCTGAAATAAAACAGTTAAGGAACGATTTAAAAGAAATTGTTAACGGTAATCCTTATCTAGCTTTAAAGTATAGAACTGAATTTGATATGAGAGATAAATTAGCGGAAGTCATCTGGAGTGGGTGTCATAAACCTTATAAAGAAGGTGATCTAGTAAAGTTTGATGGAATTATTCATAAAGTTATAAAATGAAAAATAGAATAATATTTCAAGTGTCATACTCAATAGCATTATATTTATTTATCCCATTTGTTTGGTTAACTTATAATAGTAGAAAAGGAAATTTTACAGAGAACGAAAATCTTTTAAAGGGCAAGCTAGAGGCTACTGAGAGGCATTTGAACGACTTGAGAACTTATTTAGACAAACAAATGAAAGTTAAAAGATGAAAAGAAAATACAATAAATTCGATATGGTTAACGCATTCCTTCTTGGAGCTGCTGTTGGTGCGAGCCTTTACTTTTTATTAATGTTAATTGAATTGAGATGAGCGAACAAACAATAAGAATAAACGGAACCGATTACAAAGTTGTGCCTATTGAATACGACAGATTTAAAAACATGGTTGAATACATAAAAAGAGGCGGTGTCAATTTGAATTACGGAGCGTCAAGTAACTTTCCTATAAGTATTGATTATCCTAAAGGCTTCGACTCAACTTGCTTTGATAAGGTTGGAATAAATATAAGAGAAATACCAAGAGATAAATGGTTTAAATATTAATATTAATAAAATGAAAAAACTACTAACAATACTATTACTATCCGCTACATTGACTAATGCTCAAACGGATTACATTAAAGTATTATCCGTAACAGATACAGTAACTACAGGCGATAGCATAACTATAAAGTTTACTATGAAAGTAAATAACGGCTCCAATCACATGAGTCAACTTCAACTGTGGACATCAACATATTTACAGGATTGTATGTATATCGCAAGTGCTTTTTTATCTGATACTAATATTGTAAAGGTTGCAATCACTCCTGCTATGGGCTCAGGTAACGCTCGTATTTATTCCAATGCCGGTCCTTACGCTCCATTTTATATAAAGTCAATTGTTGGGATTGTTGAGTACGATAAATCAGAGATTGAGAGCGTTAAGTATTATGACATATTGGGAAATGAAAAAGCTCCCACGAATGAGAGCCTTTACATCAAGATAACTGCATACTCAAATGGCTACCTTAAAAAAGAAAAGGTTATAATTCAATAACCACAAAGTTATTATTATTAAAGTCAATACCACCACCATTTGTAGATGCTATTTGTAATTTAATTACTTTGTTTGGTGCTACTGATACTAAAGCCATACATGAACAAACTTGTAAATGTAAATCCACATTTGTACCAAATACATCTAAATAAGACTCACTAATGTCTTTTTGAACACCATCTACTAATATTTTTAATTTACCACCATCTCCTGTTGAACCAGTAAACCTAACATTTGTTTTACCTTGTATTAACCA